TTGAATCCAACACCAGATGTTCTCTGGCAGGTAACACCGTGGACCTGGGCCGTTGATTGGTTTTCCAATGCGGGAGATGTTATCTCGAATTGGAGCGCCTTTCATATCGACGGTCTGGTAATGCGCTGGGGGTATCAGATGGAACATTCCATCATTAGGGATACCTACAGCCTGGTTGGCGCCCGAGATGTCTCGGGAGATGCTCAGCCAGTTTCAGACGTTACTTTCGTCACTGAGACGAAGGTACGTGTGAAAGCAACCCCTTATGGATTCGGCATTGACCTTGGAGGACTTAGTCCCTTCAGGTTGTCGATCCTTGCTGCTCTGGGGTTGTCCCGGAGTTAGCTCACGCAGTTAACTGTGAACCAAACACCAATTAGGAGCATTGCCATATGTCGTTTTCCGATCCGCAGTCTGTCACCTATCCGGCGCCAATTTCGGCGACCGTGTCGCTTCCGCGCGTAAGCACGGGAGACGGCAAGTCGATTTACCAATCGGCTGACGGGCTGACGAAGCTGACCGCGTCCAACCTCTATTCGAAGAGGACGCGCCGGCTACTGCGACTCGACTACACCAAGATCTCAGCAGACGTGTTCCTTCCGGCAACTAATGTCCAGAAGAACATGGCGGCCTACCTGGTGTTCGATCTCCCCACTACGGGGTTCACGAACGCCGAGGAGCTCGCCGTCTACAGCGCCCTGAAGGGTGCCATGACGGCTAGCACGGACGCGCTGATCAATAAGCTACTGGGAGGCGAGTCCTAAGGGCTAGAAATATCCCCTGGACTCGTTTAGCAGGAGGAGCGTGGTTATTCTTCTACGCTCTTTTCTGCTTCCTGTATGCCATTGATGATACCCCGGGTACTACTTTCCGGGATCGTCTTGATGTAGTGCTACTCACACTCATATTTGTACAAAGCATCCTGTTATTCTTGGTCTTTATTGGCCAGGATTGGGATAGCTTTGATGAGTGACCTGTCGCTTTTGGTTTGACAGGTGAGTAGTGAAGGCCCAGCATGTGGCTCGGGAGTACATTACCCAACTATATAGGAGGGAAGTACTGAAAAGCCTCATGATGCTCTGGAAAGTTCTCCTAGCAGAGCTAGGAGATCGATGTCACACGAGCACAGCGCTCGACCTAAAAACGGTCGAGCGTCGAGTTGAACACGAAGGGTTGTCGTTTTTGACGATTACCCTTCCTCAGTTCGGTAAGGACTTCGAAAGAAGTCTCGAAACCGGACAGGTAGATCGACAGGCATTCCAAGGATTTTCATGGAGTGCTGGTCTCCCGAAGTTTCTTTCGGGTTTCCTCAATCGGGTGTTCAACTCAAGTAGCGGTCGTATTCTGGACAATCCAGATATCGATGCAATACAAGCTGTACGTCAACTTACGTTGATTTACAGCAAGTTGTTCATCCTCCCAACAAAGGAGAAGAAACATGCAGCGATGCTTGGATATGTCCAGTGTGATCGCGAAGTCCGAGAAGGGGACCTTCACCGTTGCGGAGGCGAGCACGATCTCGATCGAGCTCGTTTCCGAACTGTGGGTACCCTGCTTGCTGGATCAGTACTTGCTGAGCTTGAGCTATCCGCTTTCGGGCGAACGACTCTTGCTTCAGCTGTCGGAGCCTATGGCTTCGACCCAGTTCCAGGTCATCTTGGACGAAGCGGCGGCCCTGAAGGGCTACCGTTTCCGTACCAAGAACCCCAACGCTACGTTGGAGGACATGACCCGGATCTAGTACCGGTCCACGGGCCAGGTGCCACTGCTGATCGCCTTAAAGGTAATCAGAAGTGGCGCATGAATTACTGGCCCAAGCGTCTCAAGGAAGTCTTCCACCCGGTCGACTTCCTAATTCCAAATTACTCTTTTATGAGTGATTTGGATGAGATGGACTTCGCAGAACCCGATGCAGAGATACCCGTAAGGGTTATCGCTGTACCTAAAACGCAAAAGACACCTCGTATCATTGCGATTGAGCCTACTGCAAATATGTTTATGCAGAAAGCTCTTCAGAATCGTTTGTACGAATTGGTTGAGAGGGATAACCTCCTCAACGCCTTTATCGGATTCACGGACCAGACGCCTAATCAGCGTCTGGCTTGTGAGGGCTCCATCACTGGAGAACTCGCTACGCTCGATTTGAGCGAAGCATCCGATCGTGTCTCTTGTCAGCATGTAGAAGACCTTTGCAATCGGTTCCCGGATTTGTTCCGGGGATTGATGGCTGTTAGGTCGACGAAGGCTGACGTAGAGGGTATTGGGATTATCCCAATATCCAAATACGCGTCTATGGGTTCAGCTCTCACGTTCCCGATCGAGGCCATTGTCTTTTTGACGATGGTCTTTCTAGGGATACAGAAAGAGCTAATGCGACCGCTTCGCCAGTCGGACCTATATAGGTTCGTCGGGCGTGTGCGCGTCTTCGGGGACGACATTGTCGTCCCCGTGGACTACGTGAATTCCGTAGTTGAGACACTTGAGTCCTTTGGACTTAAAGTGAATCGGCGTAAGAGTTTCTGGACTGGAAAGTTCAGAGAATCTTGCGGGAAGGAGTACTACGACGGCCATGACGTATCAATCGTCAGAATCCGTACGTTAGCTCCCGAACTACGGGAGGACGCCCAGGAACTAATTTCGTGGGTTGAATCCGCAAACCAGATGTTTAAGTCCGGTTTGTGGCAAACCACGAAGTGGTTGGACTCGTTCATATCCGGGATCCTTAAGGATTACCCGGTTGTGGCCGAGACCTCTCCTGTGTTAGGGCGCCACTCATTCTGTGGATATGAATATTCACGTGTGGGTGGCAGGTACCAAGTCCCCTTGGTTAAGGGATACGTACCTAGGTCGATCATACCAGTTAACAAACTGGACGGATCAGCCGCTCTACTCAAATGGTTCAGTAGTAGAAGCGACATGCCAATCGCTGATGAAGACCATTTGGAGCGTTCAGGACGCCCCCTCGTAGTCGACATCAAACGAGGGTGGTACCAACCGTATTAGCCTTCACGGTGATACGTTAGGTACCATGCGCGGTACTCGGGTTTAACCGAGTGCTACCTACTTTATGACTCAGTAGACATACTGAGTATGCGGTAGGAGGGAGACACCAAGGTGTC